AAGTTTAAATTTATGGATAGAAGAACCTATTTATAGCAAATTAACATCTATGCACTTTTATGCTTGGGAAAAAGGATTAAAAACTGGTATTTATTATTTGAGAAGAAAAGCAAAACATCAGGCGCAACAATTTACAATCGAACCAACTAATAAGGAAGAAACTTGCGAATCATGCTCTGCTTAAATTAATTATTTAATATATTTTATAGGTTTATTGTAGTAAATTTTTTGCCTGTTTTATTTATTTATTTTTGAATACTTTTACAATATAAGATTATATTATATTGTAAAAAAATTATTATTTATATTCCTTACATATTCCAAAAGTTTTTCTATGCCATTTAGTGATACCATATTTTTTAATACCATCCATATGTTTTTTAGAACCATATCCTTTATTTGAATTTATATCATAACGCTCGACTAATTCAGGATTTTCTTTACATAACTCTTCAATATATTTATCTCTTTCTGTTTTTGCCAATATAGACGCCGCTGCTATAGATGTATATTTATTATCTCCTCCTTCAATCATTTTATATTTGATTGTTTTTATCTCTGTAAAGGGTTTAAAATAGTTACCATCTACTAATATTAATATTTTATCATAATTAATCGTTGATAATTTTGATAATTGTAATAATACATTTGTAATGCCTTTATGCATTGCTGATTGTGTTGCTTGTAATATATTTATTGTATCTATTGTTTGTTCATCTTCATATTCTACTGCCCAAGCAATGGCATTCTGTTTTATATAATCAGCAACTTGTTCTATTTTCTTTTTGCTATGAAATTTTTTACTATCTTTCATTTGTGAATGATTAAAAGTGTTATCTTTAGGTAAAACAACTATGCCTGCGTAAACTCTGCCAAACATTGGACCTCTACCTGCTTCATCTATACCTATTTCAATAATTGTAGTATCAGCATCAAACATCGTGTTTAACACATTTGGAGTTTTTTTCTTAATAATTTCTTCAAATACTTCTTTTTCTTCTTTATCATTATTGTCTTTAATCATAACTTTACTAAACATAAACATTCTTAATTATATTTATTTAAATAGAAATATAATTAAATAAATCAATTTTTTTCACTATATAAATTATACAATGAAAGGTGAATTATTAATACTTTTTGTGATTTTATTGTTAACATTCATTTTATGTTCATTTTTAGGTGGAAAAGAATGTATTGAAGGGTTTGAGTCTGTTACAAATAATTCGTCCAATAATTCGTCCAATAATTCGTCCAATGATTCATCCAATGATTCGTCCAATGATTCGTCATTTACTAGTCAAAGTAATTATGATAACTATAATCATTATAATAAAACTTCATCCCCTACTATTTTTTATGGACCAAATGGTGGAACAGCAAAGGTTATTAAAACTTTAAACAATAATACTATTGTTATAACTAACAAAAATGGAACTACTCAAATTTATCATATCGATTCAAATTCTAATGATTCAAATATGTCAATTTATTATGGACCAGACGGAAGTTCTGCTAAAGTAATTAGTAATAATGGGAAAAAAATAGTAGAAATAACAGATCCAAATGGTTCTAAAATTGTTTATAATGGGAATAATACATATAATCAAGATAATTCATATAGTCACGATAATACATATAATCAAGATAATTACGAGAATTACGATAATACAAATGATTCTAATTATAATTCTTCTCTTTATTACAACTCTTTACCAAAAGGAATTTCTCGTTCTCAAATTCCTTCAGGACAGGAAGATTTATATATATTAAAATCTCAAGTAGTACCACCTGTTTGTCCAAAATGTCCTAATCCAATAGTTAAATGTCCTACTGATACAGATGTTACTAAATGTCCACCTTGTCCTCCTTGTGCTCGTTGTCCTGAACCTAGTTTTACATGTGCTAAAATACCAAATTATAGTGCGTTTAATCAAAATACAATGCCTGTTCCTGTGCTGTCAGATTTTTCAACATTTGGAATGTAATATTTAACAAAGTGTAAAATTTGTTAATGTTATTTTATTTAAGTAATATATAATGACGCAAACACGTAAAAATAAAAATATAAATAATAAAACAAAAAGAATATTTAAAAAACAAAATTTTTCATCTTCAGATGGAATGGTTACAAAAATTTGGGGACCTATTATGTGGACAGCGTTACATACAATAAGTTTTAATTATCCTGTAAATCCTACAAATGAAGATAAAATACATTATAAAGAATTTATTTATAGTCTAAAATATGTTTTACCTTGCAAGTATTGTAGAATTAATTTAACAAAAAATTTTGTTCAAAAACCATTATTAATGTGCCATATGAAAAATAGAGAAACTTTTTCAAGATATATTTATGAATTACACGAATTGGTAAATAAAATGCTTAACAAAAAATCAAATCTAACATATTGTGATATAAGAGAAAGATATGAACATTTCAGGTCTAGATGTACTGAAGAATCTCCTAAAATTTTTAATTTTGTTAAAAAATCTCAAACAAAAAAGAAAAAGGAAAAAGGTTGTACAGAACCTTTATATGGTAAAAAGGCAAAATGTATTATTAATATTGTTCCACAAGAGGATAAAAGTGCTACATTTAAAATGGATAAAAAATGTATTAAATCAAAAATTAAAATATAAATATATTGTAACTATGTCTTCTTCTTTAATGATTGTTGAATTTACAAAATCTACACAAAATGTTTGTATGTGTGTTGGATTATCTATGTTATTTATTATTTTTTTTATGATGTCTCCATTAAATTCATTTATGTTATCTTCTATATTTGGTAAAGTTATTATACTAACACTTTTAGGATATACTTTATATTATAACACAACACAAACTAACAAATTTTCTGCAAATTTTAATGTAAATATTTTGAATCAAAATGAAAACTGGAATCCAATTAAAACAAATATTATTTGTAGTTATATATTTTCTTTATTTGTGTTAGTTCTTATTATTTCAGTTATTAGAACCATTTTTTAAAAGTTATTTAGGTAAATTTATATATTTTTAAAAGTTTTTTATTATATACATTTTCTATGCCACATTTTTAAACGAATAATTAAATTCTAATTATTCGTTTAAAAGATACTATAATTTATTCTTATTTAGTATATATATATGAATAAAAATTTATCAAATTTATCAAATTTAAATAGTTTAAAAATAGGAGGCGCTTTTTCACTACAGAAATATTTATCAGAAAAATTAGGGTTCTTTATGAATTGGAAAATAGTTGCCTCTATTATAGTAGGAATTTTGTTAGTTATTTCAGCGTATTTTATCTACAAACAATTTATTAATTCTAAGACATCATTTCGCCCAAATAGAGAAAATATTCCAAAAGATATAAATTCCAATAAAACAGCTACATTAATGCTATTTTATGTAGATTGGTGCCCACATTGTAAAACTGCTAAACCTGAATGGGACTCCTTAAAGACAGAGTATGATAACAAAATAATTAATGGTTATAATTTATCATTAATGGAATATAATTGTACCAATGAATCAGAAGAAGTATCTCAATTAATGGATAAATATAGTATTGAAGGTTATCCTACAATAAAATTAGTTAAGGATAATCAAATAATTGAATATGACGCTAAACCAACTAAATCAACTATGGAACAATTTTTAAATACAGTTCTTTAAATTGTAATTATTTATAATATAAAAGAATACTTATATTATACATAAATGGATTTTATTTATGCGCTTGTTTTTGGAAGTGAATGGGAAGATATAATTATATTGTTATCCAAAGAAGATGCAATAAAGGAATCAATAAATCACCCAAATCATAGAGTTGAAATTTTTGAAAAAACTACAAGTGGATATAAACCTACTTATAATTATTATAAAAATGGAGAATTTATACGAAACTAAAAATTGAGTTTTTGGATAAAAATTTTGTCGCATCTTCTTCTCCCATTTGTATCCATTGTTGTCTTAATTCTTGATTTGTTATTGTTTGTTGAAAAAAATCCAAAAAATTACTGTAATTTTCACTCATATTACATTCAATCGTATTATCAATATGTTCTAATTTAACGGTACTACGTATAAAATTCATTGCATTATTTGTGAAACACATAACATATTCTAATAATGATAATTCCTCTGTAATTTCAGAATTTTTAAAACTATTATTATCTTTGTCATATGAAATTTTTATTCCCAATATTTCATCCTTGTTAGTATGATCTCTTAAGCATTGATTTATAGGATAGTTAGACATTACTCCACCATCTATATAACATTTTTTATCTATTATTGTTGGCATAAATATTCCTGGAAAAGCAGACGACATGGTTAATGCTTGTAATAAACTTAAATTTGGATGAGTTATATGTGATAATTCAATAGTTTCAAAATTATTTAATTCAAATGTAAAAATATGAAAATCTATTTTTGAAAAGTCGTAAAATTCTTTTAAAGTTACATTCATTTCTATGTTTTTTCCTTGTAATAAAGGTTTAAATATTATTTCAACTAATTTTTTATCAAATAAACCTTTATTATAATATGAATCAACTATTTGTTTTGCATTCATTTTAAAAGCATCATTCCAAGGTCTTTCAATTATGTATTTGTTTAACGTTTCCCAATCATATTTAAGACAAATAAATGCTCCAATCATTGAACCAACTGAAGTTCCATAGATTGATTCTATATTATCTACTTTCCAAAAATTTTCTTTTTCTAGTTTTTCTAATGCGCCTAAGTATCTTAATCCTAAAGGACCTCCACCACTAATAACTAAATGTTTTATAGTCATTAATATTCAATATTAATTTTATTTAAATAGATATTTTACAATAAACATAATGATAGATAATATTATTTCCGCAAAAAATTAAAATAATTTTCTTTTAAAATAACAAATGGCAAATATTTTTACATTGGAAAATTTTTCAGATTTTTCTGAAAAAATTAGCATTGATGAATTATATGAAAAGAAACGTCAAGTAGATATTGGAAAGTTAGAGTTATTTAAAAAAATATTAAATCGCATTCATGTTAGAATTAAAACAACTGCAAAACATAGTATACACGAAAAATTTTGTTGGTTTGTTGTTCCAGAAGTCATTATTGGAGTTCCAAAATATGATCAATCTGGTTGTATAGCATATATAATGAATGCTTTAGAAGAAAATGGATTTAATGTTAAATATTTTCACCCAAATACTTTATTTATATGTTGGGACCATTGGGTACCATCATATGTTAGGAATGAAATTAAAAATAAAACCGGTATAATAATAAATGAATACGGCAAAAAAATATCCGATAATAATGATGAAGATGGAAAAGAACAACCACCAGAAAATATAGAACAAATTAAAAATAGTAAAAAATATACTCCAATTAATTCATATAAACCTTCAGGTAAATTAGTGTATAGTGAAGATTTATTGAATAAGATTGATGACAAAATAAATTAACACTCTTTTTTAATATTCTTTATTTAATATATATGAAAACAAAAAAAAATAAAATAATAAATAATTTTACAAAAAAATGTAAACCAATTAAAACACACGCAAATACGTTTAATAGTTTTGAAAAACAATATGAAAGCCAATTTAATATAAAAACACAAAAACACGAAACAGATCTTGAAAATAAATTAGTTAAATTATTTAAAACTCCGTTTACTCCTACTAAATATAATGCTCGAAATGATTATTATACATATATAAATTATACGTGGATAAATGAACAAACTAAAGAGTCTAAACATAACTTAAAATATTATGTTCAAATTGATAGTTTTAGAATTACTCAAGACAAGGTATATTATGAATTAATTGATATTGTTAAAGAATATATCAAAAATAATAAATCACATAAAGCAAATAGTATTAAATGTGTTTACGAGTCTCTTTATAATTTAGATAATCAATCTGCTGAAAATTATATACAATTTTATGTACAATTAACTGATGAACGTATAGCATCAGGAAATATTTATGAAATTTTAGGAAATCAAAACAAAAACGAAATTATTTCTTGGGGTTCTCCTTTAGTTTGGAGTGTTTTAAAAAATGAAAAAAATATAAAATATTACATCTCTAATATTAGTTCTCCTAGACTAACATTATATGATTATGAATTATATATTGAAAATACAAAAGATGACCAAAATACAAAAAAATATAAAACTAAATTTAAACGTAAATATCTTGAATTTATTTCCACAATGTTTAATTTATGCTTAGGTAAAAATCACGATTTTAAAGCAACCGATGTATGGGATTGTGAATATGAAATGTTAACTGCATTAGGATGTGATTCTGTTAAAAAAGATGATTTTACAACAGGGTATAATATTCTTACACAAGAAGAAGGGTTAAAATATGGGTTTGATTGGAATAAAATGGCTACAATTATTGGTTACAAAAATATTCCAAAAACCTTTATTTGCTCTAGTTTAAATTATTTAAAATGTATTATGGAAATTTTAACAAAAGACAACGCTTGGCAAAGCAAAAAATGGAAAACTTATTATTATTATATTAATTTTAGACAAATAATGAGGTTTCATAGTGAATGGAGAATTGTTTATTATAATTTTCATGGCAAATTTATAAAAGGACAACCAACACCAGTCCCAAAAGAAATTTATCCTATATTTGGGTTATCATTTTGCTTTAATACATTTTTAACAAACGAGTATATTAATAAAAATACAAACCACCAATATATTGATTATACTCGTAATATGGGATTTGATTTATTAACTGTTTTTAAAAGAATTATTAAACGTAACAATTGGTTGTCGCCTTCAACTAAAAAATACGCTTTATTAAAATTAGAACATATTAAATTAGAAATTGGAAAACCTAGCGTATTAAGAGAAGACCCCATTTTACAGTATGATTGTAAAGAAGAGTATCAAAATATGTTAAAAATTGCCCATTGGAGAACAACAAAAATGATTAATTTAGATGGCAAATCATCTGAAATAGATATTCCAATTATAGATTGGGAAGAGTTTAAGTTAATAGGAAAGCAAACATATGTTGTAAATGCGTATTATACTCCAACAGAAAATTCAATTTACGTTCCATTGGCTTATTTACAAAAACCATTTATAGATTTAGAAGAAAGGGGTGTTGAGTATAATTTAGCACACATTGGTTATACTTTAGCACATGAAATGTCTCATTGTTTGGATGATTTAGGAAGTAAGTATGATGAAAAAGGTAATTTACATAATTGGTGGACAAAGCACGATTTAAAAATTTTTAATTCAAAAATTAAAAATGTTATTAAGCAATATGAAACATTTGCAGGATATGATGGAATAAAAATGGATGCTAATTTAAGCGTTGGGGAAAATTTAGCAGATATATCAGGATTAGCAATATGTGAAGAATATTTACAAGATTTTCAAAAGTATAATAATGATATAGTTCCTATTTGTTCATTATCATTCCAAGCATTTTTTACTTATATAGCCATTCAGGCAAGACAACAAATATTTCATAAAGCAGTACAAGCTCAGTTAAAAACAAATCCACATCCTATGGATAAATATAGAACCAATTGTCCGCTAGCTCGTTTAAAATTATTTAGAAGTTTATATAATATTAAAAAGGGAGATAAAATGTATTGGAATTCTACAGATACTATTTGGTAAATTTATAACTTTAGAAGTTATAATTTTCTAAATAATTTTAATATTTAGAAAATTTTTATTTTTTTTTCTATAAGTATAATATATAAAATGAGTAGTAAATCTCGTAGTAAATCTCGTAGTAGTCGTTCTCGGCGCAGTCAATCTAGGGGTCGATCTAGAGCTGCTTCCCGCACAATGAAGAGGGCTGCCGCTAGAGCTGCTTCTGCTTCAGCATCCAAGGCCGCATCTGCTTCCAAGGCTGCATCCAAAGCAGCTTCTAAGGCTGCCTCTGCTGCCAGGTCTTCTTCGGCATCTAGAGCAGCATCTGCCGCAAAGGCAGCATCTGCCGCAGCATCTAGAGCAGCATCTGCCGGTAGAGCAGCATCTGCCGCAGCATCTAGAGCAGCATCTGCTTCTTCTGTATAAATATATACAATAAATATATTATTTATAATTAATTCATAACAATATATTATTTATAATTAATTCATAACAATAAATTATAAATAAACATTATTTAGAAAAATAATGTTACCTTTTCTAAATTGAGGGTATATCTTCTTTTAAATGTTAACATTTTCTTTATTTTCAATTATGTTTTCTTTAGCAATTTGTTTTATTTCTTCTACTTCAACAGGTTCAATAATATTATCATCAATTATTAATTTCTCAGATATTTTGTTCAAATTTTGTATTTGATTTTGAGAAGTTTCTAATATTTTTTGTTCTAAAATTGCCTCATACATTTTTAATCCATTTACATAATCCATTTCACAAGATAAATATAATTTAATAATTAACGCCCTTGTTTCAACAACTATTTCTTGTAATTTTTCTTCTGTTAAAGTTGGACTAATGCGAATTTGTTTTTTACCTGTTTGCGAATCAATTACATATACAAAAATTTGATTAATAATTTGTAATAATGCTTGTTGATTTTTATTAGCATTTTGAATCATATCTTTTAAATTTTTTGCGTAATCACTAAACAATTTGTTAGTTAAAGGTCCTTTATATTTACGTTTAAATAATGGGTCAGAACCTGTACATTCATTCATTTTATGATAATCTCTTAATTTTATATCACCAAATTTTTTTATTTCTGGAGGCATACTTGAGTTTCCTGTAAATATTTTATAAAATATTTGTAAATCGCTTTCAAATATTTGTTTTGTTTTTTCTGACATGCCTATAAATTTTCCTGTTTTAAAATCATAATTATCATCATAATATAACTCTTCTAATTCCGGAATTCCAGGTTCATCCGCTAGTGTTTTAGAGTTTCCATCTTCCCTAATATTTATATTACAAACCTTTGGACTAACTACAATATTTTTATCTATATCAACTTCTAACGAATTTTTATTTTTTAACGCATTAATACGATTATCACAAATATTTAATTTATAAATTTCTCTTGGAGTATTTTTAGGAATTTTCCCTTTTTCAAACAATGATACTCGAACATTATTGCCTTCTGTATCTTTATAGACATAAATTGGATTTATGGTTGTCACAATTGCTGCAAAAATATGGGCAATTTTAATATAAAATTTAGAAATAGACATACAAATACGCTTTTTTTTAACAGAATTTTGAATATTAAGTTTATCAAAGTCCTCTTTATTCATAAATATAACTTTATCTTTTTCTAGTTCATTAACTTCAACTCCATTTTTTATTCTTTGAGCAAGATATGTAATTTCTAAGTCAGTAAAATACATATTAATTATATCAGATGTTAGTATAACTAACTTATCACAATATTCTTTATCGTATAATTTTCTTAAACTTTTAAAATCCATTGTAAGAATATAATAAGTTGCTATATAATCTAATATTTGAGATATTGATTTTGGAGATAACTTATCATTTTGCTCTTTATTAGATGTCGTAGATGTTTGATTTCCCATATAATATATATTTAATATTATTTATTATATAATATTAAATAATATTTAAAATTATTATATAATATATTAGTTTACATACTATAAATAAAATTGATTTAAATATTTATTTTCTAATTTAATTAAACAATAATGACAATGAATAACGAAAGAAGCAAGAAAAATAAAGATAATAATTTTTTAGAAAAAGCAAAACTTTGGAATGTATTTGAATCAGAAGTCATAAATCCGGATAAACCACCAAAAGAACCATTAGAATGTTTATATAGAACTGCTGGAGACAGAGAAAATTGTGAAAGATGTCAATTTGCTTTAGCCTATTCTGATGAAGGATTTCTAACTTGTACAAACAATAAATGCGGAATTATTTATAAGGACATGTTAGATCATTCTCCTGAATGGAGATATTATGGAGCAGATGATAATCAAAGTTCTGATCCTACTAGATGTGGAATGCCAATTAATCCATTTTTAGAAGAATCATCCTTTGGATGTAAAGTTTTATGTATTGGTAAAACATCATATGAAATGAGAAAAGTTAAACGATATACAGAATGGCAATCTATGCCATATAAAGAAAAATCACAATATGACGAATTTCAACGTATTACTATTTACGCTAATAACGCTGGCATTTCTAAAAAAATTATAGATGACGCAATTCGATATCATAAAAAAATATGTGAATACGAACAAACATTTAGAGGTGATAATAAAGATGGATTAATTGCTGCTTCTATTTACATATCCTGTAGAATTAATAATTATCCTAGAACAGCCAAAGAATTGGCCACAATCTTTCATTTAGATGTTACTAGCGCTACTCAAGGTTGTAAAAACGCTCAAACAATTTTAAGCATTTTGGAAAAAGATATGGATAATAAAGATAAAACTGCTTTTTGTAAAACTAAACCAGAAGATTTTATTGAAAGATATTGTAGCAAACTAAATATTAATTCAGAACTTACAAGATTATGTAAATTTATTGCTATTAAAATTGAAAACAAAAATTTAATGCCTGAAAATACTCCTCATTCTATTGCTGCTGGAATTGTTTATTTTATAGCACAATTATGTAAGTTAAATGTTTCTAAAAAAGAAGTTAAAACTATTAGCGAAATATCCGAAGTAACAATTAATAAGTGTTATAAAAAACTTGAAAAAATGACAGAAGAATTAGTTCCTTCTGTTATTTTAAATAAATATTCTTAACTAATTATTTACATTTATTTTTATATAAAAGTGAATTGCTTATTTAGCCAAATTCGTATTATAAATAATATAAAACACTTCAGATTTATTATGTCAAAGATACCAAAACTTATTTTTATTATTCCTTATAGAAATCGCCCTCAACACAAGTTCTTTTTTTCAAATTATTTAAACACTATTATGCAACACAGTTATTTAAAAGACGATTATGAAGTATATTTTTCACATCAATATGATACTCGACCATTTAATAGAGGAGCAACTAAGAATATTGGATTTTTAGCTATGAAAACAAAATATCCTAATGATTATAAAAATATAACTTTTGTTTTTAATGATATTGATACAATTCCTTTTTCGGCAATTTTTGATTATGAAACAGTTCCAGGCATTATTAAACATTTTTATGGTTTTGATTATGCTTTAGGAGGAATTGTATCTTTAAATGGTTCCGATTTTGAAGCAATTAATGGATTTCCTAATTTTTGGGGATGGGGAATGGAGGATAATATATTACAAAATAGATGTGACAAAATTGGACTTAAAATTGACAGAAGTCAATTTTACAAAATTGGACATCCCAATATTTTACATTTATTTGATGGAGTTCAAAGAATAATTAATCGTAAAGATCCTTGGAAAAGAAATCACGATGATGGACTTGATGGATTAAGAACTATCCACAAATTAAAATATACAATTGATGTTGAATCTAGTAATTTGTTAGATAATGTACACATAATAAATACAAATAATATGTTTATTATCAATATTACTGATTTTATGACTAAAATTAATTTTGAACATGAACATTATCATAAATATGATTTAAGAGAACCACCTCATAAAATTATGAATCCAGATAAGACAAATACTTCTATAGATGTAGTTGGAAATGATTGGTCAAATATTCCTTTTTATCCAACAGCAGAAAAGAAAAATGAAATGATCAAACAATATGGAAAAAATGCTGCTGAAGAAATAATTAAATATAGTTATGAAAATTCTATTGATCCTACCAAAGAAATTATGCCTCCTTCAACTCCACGTCCACGTTCACAACCACAAATAAATCCTCAACTACAAAAATATAATTTAAATATTAATAAATTTTCTCCTAATTACGCTAGAAGTATTGGAGTTAAACCTAAAGCAACACCATCTGCTAATATTAGATTAGGAGGAGTATATAGGTAAATATTTGCGTAACCATTATGACAATAATTTATATATTATTTTTATAATGCCAATTAATTGTTTAGATGATATTAAACACGCTTTTTATATTAATTTAGAACATAGAACTGATCGTAAAGAATATGTGGAAGAAGAATTAAAAAAAATTGGAATAACTGCCAATAGATTTAATGCTATAAAAATGGAAAATGGTGCGATTGGTTGTAGTATGAGTCATCTTAAAATTTTACAAAATGCTCAACAAAATAATTTAGACCACGTTTTAATTCTAGAAGATGATATCACATTTTTAAATCCTGAATTATTTAAATCTCAAATAAACAAATTTTTTAAAATACATAATAATAATTGGGATGTTATATTATTTGCCGGAAATAATATACCACCATATGAAAATATTGATGATACTTGTATTAAAGTATCACGTTGTCAAACCACTACAGGTTATTTAGTTAATGGACATTATATTAAAGTATTACTTCAAAATATTAAAATGGGATTAACACATTTATTAAATAAACCTAACGAAAAAAATAAATTCGCAATAGATAAATTTTGGTTTGTTTTACAAGGTTCAAGTAAATGGTATTTAATTACTCCTTTAACTGTAGTTCAACGAGAAGATTATAGTGATATAGAAAAAAAACTAACAAATTATAAAAATATGATGCTCGATTTAGATAAAGTTGCCTTATTTAAATTAAAAAAATATTATTAATTATAACAACATATTATCATAAATAATGTCACAAATCATAAACTATGAAAATGAACAAAAAATAAATTATATCATTGGTAAGCTTCCTTCAGACCTAGTTAAGAAAATATATACAGATTATATTAAACCTGAACTTATATGTAGAGAATTATATACAATTTTAAATTCAACTGAAAGTCGTAAATTATCTGCTGAACCACTAGAAAACTTTTTAAGAAACCATGTTTTACCCGATTCTATTGTTACAAAATATTTAATTAAAAATGACGAAATATTTTCAGACATTTACCAAACACATATTATTAATCGTGATTTAGTATCTTCATATCTTCATAATTCATTTATAATTTTTTAAAATTTTATTTTTAAAAAATTAGATTTAAATATTAAATTTATCTATTGTAAAAACTATATCATCATATCGATTTTTATTAGGTCTTAAATCATATATTTTTATAAATTTTTTTAACTCTTCTGGAACTACATCTATAAGTATATTAATCCAATCCCATGATTGAACATCCTCAATTATTAATATACCATCATCTGTCATTATTTGCGAATAAAATTTTATAAATTTTATCATACTTTCTAAACTATGCGGACCATCATCTAACATAAAATCACATTTTATATTTTTATCTAAAAAATTAGTTACAAAAAAATCATAGTTATATGCATCAGTTGATGTATGTAATATAATTTTTTCTCTGTCCTTAATGCCTTCCCAAACCTGATTAATATTCATAATATCTAATCCATATACATTGGCATTTGTAAAATAATCACTCCATAATTTTATACTTCCTCCTGCACATATGCCTACTTCTAACACATTTTTAGCAGTTTCTTTTTTACCCATTAATAATTGTTGATAAAGAGGTAAATATGAATGTGTTGTATTTTTGTCTGTTCTTGAATTATCTACAATCTCTTCTAGATGCATAATAATATGATTTAAAGTATATTATTTAAATCATTATATATAAATAATATAATTTAAATATAATATTATTTATATTATATTTAAAGTATATTATTTAAATCATTATATATAAATAATATAATTTAAATATAATATTATTTATATTATATGAATGAATTATTCACATTTTTGAGTATTATTATTGTTCCTGTTATTGCTAGTACTTGTTTGTATTTGTATAAATCTAAATGTCAAAGAGTTAATCTTTGTTATGGTTTAGTTCAGGTTGAAAGAGACGTTAGAGGAGAAGAAAAAAGCGATATAGCATTAGATTCAACTAGAACTTCTATAATTGATAATCTTTAATAGTTCTTTAAGTTACTTTTTTAATTAATTTTAAGTTTCTTTAAATTACTTTTATATATACTTTTTGTATTGGCATTAGATATTGGAGCCCACTCCTCTAAAAATAAGTCACATGTATTATGAGTATTCGGCATAAACCATTTTTCTGGATAACACACAATCTTATCTACATTTGAATTTAAATATGCTCCCCACCAACTAAATGTACTATTTGCTATTATATTGTGATTACATAAACTCATCAATAACATTTGTTCCCAATCTTTTAACAATGGATTTGCTCTTTCAAATTTTATTGATGGAAATTCTAATCGCAATTTTTTTATAATATATTCTACATCTTCTATATCTTGATCTTCACAAAAATATAAAATTGACAATTTGCTCTTGTTTTTTATTTCAGATAAAATATAAGTTATTGAATTACTATAATACGTTTCATTCAAAATTTGATAAATATGTGGATATTTTTTGTAATCTCCAAATCTAAAATGTAGTGAAATGAATTGATTGTTTGTAAAATTAATATTTGAAATTTCTTTTACGATCTTTTTTTTTAAATCTAAATTAATCATTTTACAAATTGATTCCTTATATATTTCAAAATATTTTGGACTTTGAAAATAACCAACTAACAAAGTCCCACAACTATTTTCTAAATTTTCAGGTAATTCTCTATATGTAAAACCTTTTTCCTTTATAAATATCAATTGTGGAATTTCATTCATATTTTTTAAAAATGGACTAAGACTTGATAAAAAAGTTTCCCAATATGTGTATCTTATGGTTACACCATTTGAACCAGTCCCCAATTGTGCGTTGTTTAAAAAGAAAATAGATTTTTCACACTTTAAAGCATACGCTATGGTTGTAAATATTTGAAACAATTGATTACCTAATCCTCCGCATAATTTACACGATATCATTTTATATAATATATTCAAACTTATTTAATATATTATACTTATTATTATTTTAATGCGGTTTTATGAAAAAAGTATTAACTCCTGTTTAATCATTACTTTAAACTATAATTTTTAGTTCTTCTCATATATCCGCCATCTTCATCAATTCGTTTCTTATTTAACGGCGTAATTACATCACGTTGAAATGCCTCAACACTTTTATCTTTTGATAATATAAGTTGATTTAAGACAATTTTTTTGTTATTGCAATACATTTTTAATCTAGATGCTTGTATTGTATTACTTATTATATGAAGTTCTTTTATTGTATGTCTCATATTTTCTAAGTTATTTATTATAATATCTTCAATATTTAGTGGTAAATCTAAATAATATAATTTTACTATTTTTAAAGACGGAAAATTTTTAAATTGCATACATAAATATTCTAAAAGAAGTGGTTCTCTGGGGGTTGATGTTTCCTGATCATATGGGTTATTCCATGTTTTAAAATCGTATGCACAATGTATAATAAAGGTTTCAAGTGTTTTATTATTCATTTCTCCATATCTATCACGCATCATTTTAAAATTATCTGCTTTACTACCATAATCAAATATACCATAATTAAATACACTCCAATTATTAATCACTAACACTTTTAAATTATAAAATTGATTAATATATGAAAGTTCGCGTGGTTCATCAAGTGAAATAATACTTGTTCCTAAATATCTATTATTTGCGGCATTATATATCTCTCTGCCTCTTTGTGTCATTTGTTGTGCAAACATTGGTTCTTCAGATACATTTATCAGTTTAATCGCATTCATACATATTTCAAGGTTATCTGTAATTATACAAGACCAAGTATTAATATGTTGTTGTAGCGCATTTAAATTCTCGGTTGTAAGGTGTTGTTGTGTCGTTAGTGTATGTATTTCTCTGTCAAATTTATTATTTATATTTTGTATATTTTGTATATTGGATACATTATCTGTTAGTATTTTAATTTTTTCTGAAAATTCATTATTAAAAATTTGTTGACTTGTATTTTCAATCTTACTATGATTATTTATCAGTATTATATCATTTTGTATATCTAATAATACATCATTTGTTTTTAATAATACATCATCCGTTAATGATTGCTTTTCTTTTAATTTGACTATATCTTCAGTTATTATTTTAAGGTCATAACAATTTGACCATTGTTTATCTTCCAGTTTATCTTCCAATAAGGATATATTATTTTTTATATCAGATATGCTAATTTCATATATAGACGTTACCTCATCATTTATTTCTGATACCTTCTGATTTAACTCATCTATGTTTTCGGTTGTAACTTGTTGTTGTGTTGTTAGTTTGTGTATATCTTTGTCAAATTTATTATTAATATTTTTTATTTCAATAGACATTTCTTTTTGATTATTATTTAAAATATTTATTTGTTTAATCTCGTTCATACATATTTCAACCTTATCCGTAATTATGGTTATTTTTTCTTTAGTTAGTAGCATAACCTTTTGTAACCCTTCATGTAAAGTTTTAAAGGTATTGTCTATTCTAATATTACACTCACTCACCTGATGGTTTATGTGACAACTTATTTCGTTGAATCGGTATTCGTATAATTTATCTACTAATTCATAAGTTCTTGAATTTTCTGTTTCTAATTTTGCAATTTTATCATCTAGTTTTTGAATATGCGTTTTATGTGCGATATTTTGTTCATCCAATTTGAGTTGAAACCTATTTGCAAACTCTTCGAATTTATCATTTAATGTGTCTCTTTTATAAAAGTTCATCATGTTTTAGTTATAATATTTTATCTTATAATATCTTATAACATTTCAATTTTATTTAAAAAAAATAAGTTTTTCATATTCGAAGATGTAATAACTTATATTTTTGGTGAAATATAATATATATATTATATTATTATTTAAATGCTTTCTAGATTCTGTTCTTTATATTGTAAATGAACTTTTGTTTGGAAATGTCTAGATCTATTTCCAAATGTGTATTGGCGACCACACTCACAATTCACTATTTCACCTTGTTTAACCCTTGTGGCTTCTATAGTTTTTTCTTTTTGTTCTTTTTTTTGTTGTTCTATTAATTCTTTTTGGTAGTCTGATATTTTTTCTGTAAATTGTAAATGAACTTTTGTTTTGAAATGTCTATCTTTATTTACAAAATTGTATTGACCACCACATTCACAATTCACTGTTTCACCTTGTTTTTCTTTTGCCTTTTCCTTTAATTTTTCTTTATTTTTTTCTCTCCATTCTTTGTGGGCAATACGTGCTTCTTCCTTATGTTCTTCTCTGTATATTTTTCTTTTTTCAGCAAGTGTTTCCTCATTTAATTTTCGGTACTCTTTCTGATACTCTGATATTTTTTCTTTATTTTCTTGGGCGTATTGTGTTTGGTATTTTATTTTTTGTTCTTTATTCTCTTCGTAATTATTTTTTGCTTTTTCTAGAATATAATCTTTATTATCCTCATACCAATCGTGTTTTTGAACGCAAATTTTTTCTCTATTAGCATCTAAATAATCATTTATTTTGTCCTTATTATTAACCCTGTATTGTTTTGTTTTTTCAATAATATAATCTTTATGTGTTAATCTATATAATTGAGAATATTCTTTTTTACTTCTATTTGGAATAGTAACATTTAATGTAGATGACGAATTTTCAATCCAAAAACGTTCTCTTTCTTTAGCTTCATCAATAGTTTGACAAGGATATTTTTCAATTATTTCCATAACCCAATTATTCCACCCCCCGTTACTACGAATAATTTTATAAATTTTATAGTTATATCCTTTTGATGTTTCACAATCACAATTACTTCTATGTAATCGTTCTCTTTGACAAAAATTAGTTGTGTGCCCAATATAAATATCCTTTATTGTTTCATCTTTACTATATATTTTGTAAATAACTGTATTAATATAATTTGCTAATGTATTCATAATTTATATATTACTGATTATCTTTAAATTGAGATATGAGAAAATAAAATATTTCAATTTTTTAATTATTAAAAATCATCTGTAAATGCGAAATCTTCATTGCTTTGAGTTTTATCGGCAAGAGCATAAGAGTCATTCCGACGCTCAAAAAAATTCGTTTTAGACTCAATGCTAATCATCTCCATAAAGTCAAAAGGATTAATCACATTATAAATTTTTTTGTATCCCAATTGAACAGATAAACGATCGGCAACAAATTTTATATATTGCGTCATCAATTGACTATTCATCCCAATTAATCTACACGGCAATGCTTCACAAATAAATTCTATTTCTATTTCAACTGCTTCCTTAATAATGTCATGAATCCGATTTTTATCCATTTTTTTAATTAATTTTGAATATAATAATATCGCAAATTCACAATGAAGTGCTTCATCTCGTGAAATAAGTTCATTACTAAATGTTAATCCTGGCATTAATCCACGCTTTTTCAACCAAAATATACTACAAAACGCACCAGAAAAAAAGATACCTTCTACACAAGCAAATGCTACCAAACGTGTCGCAAAACTTGACCTGTTATCGTGTATCCATTTTTGCGCCCAATCAGATTTCTTTTTTATACAAGGATAATTTGATATTGCATTAAACAATTTACTTTTTTCTTCCTTATCTTTTATATATGTTTCAATTAAATTGCTATATGTGTTACTATGAATATTTTCCATTGCTATTTGAAACCCATAAAATGCTCTCGCCTCTGATATTTGGACATCGCTCATAAATCTTTGAGCCAAATTTTCCAAAACAATTCCATCAGATGCCGCAAAAAATGCCAAAATCATAGAAATAAAATATTGTTCATCTTTATCAAGAGCATCCCAATGCGACAAATCTTTAGATAGATCTATTTCTTCTGGTCTCCAAAAACAATCTACTTGTTTTTGATACATGCTCCATATATCTTCATATTTAATTGGAAACATAACAAATCTATTCTCGTCTGGAGTTAATAATGGTTCTAAATTGTTCTTCGACATCCTAAATTATATATACCATAGATTTTAAATTTGTTTTTTATATATTTTAAATTTAAAATTTAATAACTTAATAAAATAAGAATGATTTTAACAATAGGCGAAAGAGATTTATGTTTATTACAAATTGAAACTGAAATTAACAATAAAAAGAAGTTGTTACTTAAAAAAAAAAAAGATTTAGATGAAAAACAAAATCTTAATCATTTTTTAAGTGGCGTTACTAAAGACTATCAGAAATATTATAATTATATTCTTAATGAAAAACAACAGCAATATAAAATGCTTATTATGCTTAAGGAATATTTAAATGATTTAATTCAAACTGAAAATTTAGTTGATGAACAACGCAGAACAGCCAAACACGATCAAAGACATATTATTCAAGAAATTGACAAAGTTAAGGGTGAATTAGATGATTTAATTAAATAAAATATTTATATAATATATAAATGGAGGCTGCCTTTCAAAAACTAGACGATACAGTTAGTACTATTAATGCCAAAATATTGACTAGTACACAGATGGCAAAAGATTATAAGAGTAAGATAATGGACAAACTTGAAGCACTTCTGAATCAGATAAACATGTTAAAAGAAGACGCTAACAAATCACCTGTGCCTGAGTTACGACAACAATTACTTACAGCACAACAGAATTTAGCAGAAAAAAACACACAACTTGAAGAGTCACAATCTAAACTTGATGAACTAACTTCGAGAATATCACAGTTGAATGGAGACATTGAAGGAAAACAAAATGAAATTAATGACCTAAACTCACAGTTGGAAATTTTAGCAAATGAAAAAGAAGAAGAACGTAAACAAAATATTATAAATACTAACGCATTTGCTGAGTCGCAAGATGCAAATGCTGCTCATGAAGCAGCATTTAAGGAGTTACAAAGACAAATACAAGTTCTAACAACTGAAAAAGAGGCGTGTAATCAAAAATTAATTGCTTCCCAACAAGAACTTGACAATTTTATTAGACGTATTGGTGAGATTAACGCAAGATTGGCATCAGAAATTTCTAAAATTGATACTATACTTCAGGATTTTGGGGATGGTAGTGATGTAAGTGAAAAAATTGAATCTATCGGTACAAATCTTGCCTCAATTATACAAATTATTAACAATCCAGTGGGTGGAAGACGCAAAACAAAAAAACATAAAAAAATGCGCGGTGGTTATTTGTATAGCAGAAAATCAAATTCAAATTCAAATAGTTCTTCTATTAATAGGTTATCAAGGTCTAAATCTAGGTCTAAATCTAAAAGTAAATCTAAATCTAAAAAAAATATATTTTAAACAGTCGTCTATTTTGAATTATTTTTAAGTCCACTTAACATTCCTTTTAGTCCAGGTAAATTTTTATATAAATTTATTAAATTTCCACTAACTTCTTTTGTCGTTAAATTTAATAACTTACATCTTTTTTTAATTATAGTTTTTCGTTCTTGATACACTTTTTTCCATTTTTTTTGAATTATACGTAACCAACATGTTTTTAAAATTGCTATTGCTTCTTGTGTTGGAAGAATAATGTATTGCCCTATTTCAGGTTTAATGTAATTTGGATGTTTAATAATATTATGATAATTTCTTATTGTTGGATGATTTTCAGAATAAAGAGTATTCAATAAACTTGAATAATGTTCTTTTAACCATTTAATTTCAGCATTTAATTTTACAAATGTATTACTATTAAATTCATCTTCTGAATCTGTACCATAATCATAATCTGTGTCATATTCTTCATATTCAATAAGATGACTATATGATATTCCAGTTTTAGAATCAAACCTATCGTATACTAAATAATGTGTTTCAATATTTGGATCACTATCTTCTGTTTTACCATGTTTTCTTGGATAATGTAGTTCACATAACATTAAATAATGTTGATTGTTAATCGCATTGTCATTGTACATTTATTTATTTAATAATAATTATATGTATATTATATTTTTATTCAATTTTTTTTTAAACATTATATATATATAATATGAGTTTTGGAAAAGAATGTTCAAAATTATTAACTAACAAATACTTTTTGTATTTTATGGTATTTTTAGCTTCCACAAATGTATTAGGTTATATGGTTACTAACAAAATTAATGCTATTATCTTTTTTATATTAGTAAGTATATTAACATATCAATTTAGTAATAATATGGCTGTAATATTATTAGTTGCGATAATTGCTACTAATTTTTTAATGGTTAATAAAAGAATGCGTGAAGGTTTAGAAGGTCAAACAAACAATGATACTTCAACAAACGATAATGATAAACCTGCCGATACCACACAAAATGTATTAAATAAAATTACAGATGTAGATCCTGAAATTGCTGAGGCTATTCCTTCGGTTCAAAATGATCAAACTACACCATCACTAGACCCAAACAATCACGATTTAAACAAAAAAGATACAGAAACAAATGCTCCAATGGGGGTAGGTTCTAGTATGTCTAAAAAGCAAAGTTCCAAAACATCAGAACATTTTGGACCAAGATTAGATTATGCCAAAACAATTGAACAATCATATCAACACTTAGACCAATTATTAGGAAGTGATTCTATTCAACAACTAACAAATGATACACAAAAACTTATGTCACAACAACAAAATTTATTTAATACTATGCAACAAATGGCTCCTATGATAGAAGGAGCCAAGAATATGTTAGGAGGATTTGATATAAAAAGTTTAACAAATTCTTTAAATAAAGTAAGTGATATAACTGGTACAAAAAAATAATATTAATATTAATATATTTTACTAGTATAATATATATTAATGAAAAAGTGTCCTCCTGGCGTTATATGTATAGAACACGTGTCTCTTATAATTATTTTGTTAGTTATAGGATTTTTTATTTATATTAATTTTAAAAATAATACTAATAATACTAATAATATTACATTTGAAAATAAAAGAGATGGATTATTTAGTAGTTTTTTACCAAGTTGGCCATATAATAATTTACAAAAAGATGTATTATTAAACCCTTATGATGCTCCATATAAAGATGAACGTTATTTTGTTCAAAATATTCCTATTAATGCTGTTCCTATTAATGTTTCTACTAATGTAGGAGCAGTTGACACTACATATCGTCAAATGGGTATAATGACTCCATTAAATGGTGTATCAAAAGATAATATATTACCACTTATGGGTCGACCATTATTTACTAACAGAGATAAATGGCAATATTATACTATATCAAATCAACATAATAATGTAAAATTACCTATTTCATTTAAAGGTCGTAGCGCTTTAAATGATTATGGAGTAGATAAAATATATAATGGAGATACTATTTATGTTGAAGGATATAATGACGCTTTTAAAGTAACAATTTATGAAAATGATACCATTAAGTATTTGCCTTTTATTTAATATATTACTATTTATTATTTAAATACAAAATATTTATATTTATTATGACTCAATTTTGTATTGAAACTTACATAAATGGATTACCTGAAAATACAGAAATTATTAATGTATCAAGTAAACAAATTAATTATCTTCCTGATTTAACAAGATTTACAAATTTACAAATATT